ATAATGTCATCTTTCTTGACGAGTTCGCGTTCATCCCGAATCACATTGCTGATGACTTCTTTGCCTCTGTTTATCCTACTATTTCTTCTGGACAGAGCACAAAGGTAATCATCGTTTCTACCCCTAGGGGTATGAATCATTTCTACCGAATGTGGCATGATGCGGAGAAAGGTAAGAATGAATATGTTCCAACCGATGTTCACTGGTCGGAAGTCCCTGGTAGAGACATAGTATGGAAAGAGCAAACTATTGCCAACACTTCTGAACAACAGTTCAAGGTTGAGTTTGAATGTGAATTTCTAGGTTCTGTTAACACATTAATCAGTCCAGCAAAACTTAGAAATTTAGTATATGAAGAACCTATTCAACGTAATGCTGGATTAGACATTTATGAAGACCCTAAAGAACAAAACAACTACCTTGTTACTGTTGATGTTGCTCGTGGTATGGGCAATGATTATTCTGCATTTATCGTTTTCGATATTACAGAGTTTCCCTATAAAGTAGTCGCAAAGTATAGGAACAATGAAATTAAACCAATGTTGTTCCCCAGTGTTATTGATGAGGTGGCAAGAGCATATAATAACGCATTTATTTTAGTTGAAGTTAATGATATTGGAGATCAAGTAGCAAGTATTCTACATTTTGATCTAGAAAATGAAAATCTTCTCATGTGTTCTATGAGAGGAAGAGCAGGTCAGATTGTTGGTTCTGGATTTAGTGGAAAGAAATCACAACTTGGTGTTAGAACAACTGCAGCAGTAAAGAAACTTGGGTGTTCTAATTTAAAAACCCTTTTAGAAGACGATAAGATATTAGTTTCAGACTACGACATTATTTCCGAACTTACAACATTTGCACAGAAGCATAATTCATTTGAAGCAGAAGAAGGTTGTAATGATGACCTTGCAATGTGTTTAGTTATTTTTTCCTGGTTAGTTGCACAAGACTACTTCAAAGAAATGACGGATAATGATATCCGTAAAAGATTATATGAAGAACAAAAGAATCAAATAGAACAAGATATGGCACCATTCGGTTTTATTGCTGATGGATTTAATGAATCCACATTCACCGACAATGAAGGTGAAACTTGGTATGCCGATGAATATGGTGATAGATCTTACATGTGGGATTATATGTAATGGATACTAAAAGTAAAGTTATAGATTTAATTCGAATTGTTATTTGTTTTCAGTTAATAATAGTTGGAGCAACTATTGTAGGTTGTTTTTTACCTGGTAAGTCATGTGACTCTGAAGTAAAGCAACACATTGCTAATATGATGACAGTTATAACAACATCAACATTTGCATTATATGCGGCAGAAAAGTAATGGACTTTGATGAAGAGTTTGAATTAGAGCACTTAATCTTTAAACAAAGAAAATGCAAATCTTGCGGTGTGATAAAAGATTTGGTTGATGGATATTATAAAACTAGAAAAGGTAGTGGACCTTCTGCATATTCATATGAATGCAAAGAATGTACAAAAGTAAGAGTAGTAAAAAATAGAAAGACAAAAAAATCAAAAGATGTTTGGGAATATCCCGATTGGTAGATGTTCACACACTGTTTCCCCGTTGAAAATACCCTTTTTAATAAATAATTTCAGATTAATTTGGATTCGGAGAACGTAAAGATGCCATTAAATTTAGCATCTCCTGGCATTGTTGTTAAGGAAGTTGATTTAACCATTGGAAGGGTTGATCCAACTGCCGAAGGTATTGGTGCAATTGTTGGTCCTTTTGAAAAGGGTCCAGTCAACGAACCAGTTCTTATTAACAATGAGAGGGAGCTTTTAAACACATTCGGAAGTCCATATGCAAATGACAACCAATTTGAAACATGGTTGGTGGCATCTTCGTATCTTGCATATGGTGGATCGCTTCAAGTTGTAAGATCTGATGATACAGGTTTTATTAACGCATTTGCAGGAGCAGCATCCACTGGTCCTAAAATCAGAAGTTATGAAGATTATGTAAATCTCGGATATGACGAGAATATTCTTACTGGTGTAACTGTTGCAGCAAGAAATCCAGGATCCTGGGGTAATGGAATGAAGGTTGCTATCATCGATAGCAAAGCAGACCAAATCCTTAGTGGTTTTAGTACCACTTCACTGGACGGTGTTACGGTTGGTATGGGTGTTACCCAATCAATGCAAGGTAGAGTATCAGTCGGTCTTGGAACAACTTCATCTCTTGATGGATATCTAAAGGGTATCATTACCGAAGTAGGTACAGGACAGATTTCAGTTAAAGTTCTTGAGCACGTTTCTGCTGCCGGAACTGCGACACAAGTTGATTATCAACCAGGTGGAACATATGCTTTCGCAAAAGCATCAGTACTGGGTATTCATACCGCTGGTGTAAATACTGCTTTTTCAACAGCAACAGGAACCACACAGCAAGATTGGTTTGATAATCAAACTATTGCTGTTAATAGCAACACCTCAATTTCTTGGAACACTTTAGCAGATAGACCTGGTACTTCAGTTTATGCTGAAGATAAGGGAGCAAGATTTGATGAAGTACACGTTGTTGTATTTGATGCTGATGGTGATGTAACTGGTAATGCAGGAACTATTCTTGAAAAGCATGTTTCGCTTTCCAAAGCAACTGATGCAGAATTCTCAGCTGGTGCTCCTTCATATTGGAGAAAATATACTGCAGAAAATTCTCAGTACATTTTTGCTGGTGGAGCACCTGCAGGTCTTTCTACCACAGGATTTACAAGTGGAACATTTGACGCTGCAACAGATAATGGTTGGGATCAACCAGCATCTGGAGTTCAGTTTGCTGGAACAGGTAATCAACTCTTAACTTTCGCTGGTGGTAAAAACTATGGTGGAATTTCAACAGTAACATCAGAAGGAGCACTTTCCGCAGGAGTAGGTGATCTTGCTTCTGGATATGATCTCTTCATGAATACTGAAGAATATTCTATCAACTTTGTTCTAATGGGTGGTGCAGGTTACGAAAGAACCTCCGCACAAGCACTTGCAAGTAAGGTAATCAACGTTGCCGATACTAGAAAGGATTGTGTTGCATTTGTCTCACCTTGTAGATCTGAAATGCTCACCACAAGTGGTAATGGATATACAGTTAAAGCTGCTTCAACCATTACTGATAATGTTCTTGATTTCTATGCACCTATTCCATCATCTTCTTATGGAGTATTGGATAGTGGATATAAGTACATGTATGACAGATTTAATGATACCTTCCGTTACGTTCCATTAAATGGTGACGTTGCTGGAATGTGTGCTAGAAATGATGCAACCAACTTCCCTTGGTTCTCACCTGCTGGAACTGCAAGAGGTTCTGTTCTCAACGGTGTAAAACTTGCTTACAATCCAAGTCAAGCACAAAGAGATCGCCTTTATAGTGCAAGAGTTAATCCAGTAATCTTTACACCTGGTGGAGGAATTAACCTCTTTGGTGATAAGACTGCTTTGAATAAAGCATCAGCGTTTGATAGAATCAACGTTCGTAGATTATTCATCTATCTTGAGCAAGCAATTAGTGGTGCTGCAAGAGATGTAATGTTCGAATTCAATGATGCTTTGACTAGAAGTTCTTTTGTTAATGCTGTTGAACCTTTCCTTAGAGATGTTCAAGCAAAGCGTGGTATTCAGGACTTCAGACTTATTTGTGATGAATCTAATAATACTGCTGCTGTTATTGATTCCAATGAATTCGTTGCAGACATCTTCATTAAACCATCTCGTTCTATTAACTTTGTTGGTTTGACGTTTGTTGCTACTAGATCTGGGGTTTCGTTCTCAGAAGTAGTTGGAAATTGATTTAACAAAACTATTCACCGATAACGAGGACTAAAGAAAAATGGCAGAATTCAGAACAATTAATGACTTTAAGTCAAAATTAACTGGAGGTGGCGTAAGACCCAATTTATTTGAGGTTGAGTTAAACTTTCCAGCAGAAGCACTAAACTTCATGGACAATGAGCAAGATGCTCAAGCAGCTACCCAAACACTATCAAACACCACTGGTGAAACTGGTGTAGCGGGACTTGCTCCTTTCATGGTTAAGGCAGCAAACCTACCTGCTTCTAACATTACCCCCGTTGAGGTTCCTTTCCGTGGAAGGATCCTCAAGGTTGCGGGTGAAAGAACCTTTGATAGTTGGACAGTTACCGTTCTCAACGATGCTGATTTTAAAATCAGAACCGCAATGGAACAGTGGATGAACGGTATCAGTAGACTTACAAATGGATCTGGTGAAGTTAATCCAAACGATTATACTGCAGATTCATTTGTCACACAATTAGATAGAAACGGTGGTCAATTAAGAAGATACAAGTTCTTTGGATTATTCCCAACGAATATCTCCGAAATTGCACTCTCTATGGATACCACTGATACTATTGAAGAGTTTACTGTTGAATTCCAAGTTCTATATTGGAATGCTGTAGAAGGTTCCGATTCATCAGCATACCCAGGAGTATCCTGATAAATAGTTAAAATAACTCAGTAAAATTATAAAATGGCAAAACTCTTTGGATTTTCTATTGAGCCTA